ATTTCTGAATCAGTTGGAAGATAGTATCCTCTTCCATTGTAAACAGCAGCCGCAGCTGCGTCATCTCCTGTTTCAGAAACATAAATTAACCTAGAATCATTTACTGGATCGTTGTTGTTTGTTGGTGTGATTACTGTAAACCCATCCGAATCAATTGTTCGTCCCATGTTTATTGTCCTCCTTGTAATCCAAACATTTGCATAGCTTGGTTGATGGTTTCAGGAGGAATATTGGCTCCTCCGGTTTGTTCGATATCTTTATTGGCTGCATTAGCAGCAACACCAGCAGCCTGTTGTGCAAGGATCTGCTGCATCTGCATTTGTTGCTGAGCCTTGGCAGCCTCAGCCTCTTGCTGTCTGATTTCCTCTTCACTCTTGACCCATAGTTTGGGATCAAAGCCAAGGGAAAGAATAAGGGCACGCCCATATTCATCCCACCTGAACAACCTATTGGCAAACTCAGGAAGGTTTCTAGCCATCTCTCCTAGTTGCATAAGTTTGGTAAGATCGCTTTCTCTTGACAAAGCCTGAAGACCAGTGGTGATTTCAATTGCAAGAAGCCCCTCTTCAGCATCAAACTGTTCTTTCATTCTCATGTCTATCTCATTGTTGTTGATCATCAATAAGATTGTTCTTCTTACCAAGGGCTCCATAAGATCTCTTGCTATTGCTGAGAATGTTCCGCCAAGAATTGTTTCTAATTCATTTCCAACTGCTCTCACAGCAGTTGCAGTCACTCTATCTCCTGTTGGCATTGCTGCTGTTTGGAGAAGAAAGCCATTGCCAACTTCTTTTCTCATTGCCTCAACAGCAGCTGCTGAGATCTGGACTTGTGGATTCATTGTTGATGATGGTGATATGACATACACATCGGCTTGTCTTGCTGGAACCCAATCACCATTCTTTGCTTTGGATAGATCATTGAGTTCAGTGAGACCTGCTGGATCCACTCCCATGAAGAAGGTTGATGCAGCAGCCATTCCTTGGACCATTGATCTTGAGTATGCTTCAAGAGTCAAGACATCACCATAGATATCTTCAACATGGGATCTGCCATAGTCTTCATTTGCTACGCCGGTCCATCTTAGAATAATGAATGGGCTGACTTCAAAGAAACCTGATTCAATTATCTCTTCGTTGAGTTCCTTTTCCATGAACCATTGACCATCTTCTTCTTTTGTTATTCTAATGTAGACAGAATCATATCCATCTTGATCGTTCTCACCCTGCTGAAAATACTTAGATTCATCTACCTTTTCATCATTTGGTTTGCTTAGGTACTCAACATAGATAAGTTCTTTGACTTCACCTTGCACATTTCTTCTGATAACAAACTGATCTAAGGGGATAACACGGAAAGAGAAATCATTATCCATGATTATCAATGCATTGCCGACAACAATGAGATGCTGAAGAGCAAGGTAGATTGCATCTCTCATGTTCTTGCCAAGAAGTTTTCTATATATTTGCTGTGACAAGACCTCAAGATATTCTGCAATATGGAACTCAGGCTGTCTTCCATTCTTGAGACCAAGCTTAAAGAATGGTGTGTCATTCAATGGGATAAGAACACTAAGGATCTTTGATGATAGACTGGTTACTCCTCTGGATGCAACACTGGAGTATTGCTGAAACATTGGTTCCTGTTCACTAAAGTTTTTGGGGGGCAACAGAGTTGGGATTGTGATGGCAGAGCATGCTCTTGCCCTTTCTAGATAAAGTTCTCTTTTCCTATCCAATGCTTCCCATCTTGTCTTTATATTCTTTTCAGGAACCTTGCTCATATGTTACTCCAGTTCTGACCTAGGTGCGTAATCTGGCTGTTCAATTTGAGGTGAGGCTAGGTTGATGTTTCCAAATGCATTGTCTTTTTGCTGCATTCCTTCGGCTTCTGCCATTACCATACCTTCCCTTTGTTCTTGCTCAGACATGTACTTTGCTTTTTCAAGTTCTGCTTTTCTTCTTCTTTCAAGTTCAGCAACTCTTTCTTCTTCTCTTCTTCTGGCTTGTCTATCTTCTTGCTCAAGGGCTGCTTGTTGCTGCATTGCAAACGCTTCTTGTTGAAGTTGCCTTTGCCCAGCCATTACCTGACTATAGGATGGACCTGCGCTTTTTCCCATAAGACCAATCATTACTCACCTCCCTTCTTCCATGTTTCCAGTTTTCGTATCACTTTCTCCTGACCATACAGAACCCCCCTGTCGAACTCGTTTTTTATAAGGTCGTTTAGGGATATCTCCCCGAACGCTTTCCTCAGTTCTTCCATAAGTTCTTTCGAGATCAGCAAGTTTTGCTTGTTCATTTTCATACATCCTATATAAGAAATAGATATCGGAGTCACGGGGCACCAGCCCCTTTTGGATTCTGTGTTCTATTGACTTTAGTCTTAACTCATTCGTCATCGGCATCGTGCGCTTCCTCTTCAACCAAAACATCCACATGAAAATTCATTCCTTGAGGATCTAGGTTTTGCTCACTCACCTCATGTGACAAATTCTTCATGAATATCTTTACCATCTTCATGTTGTTGAAACCCACCTTTACTTTTGAATCCTGTAAACGCATGAGTTTTACACACTCGACAATAGCAAGATCCATGTCATACTCATTACCAACAAAGTATAAACTCATGCTGTTCCTCCTTAGGTTACCTCGCATCCAGATGCACTGCATGCCAAGGTGTGGTTGTGATTTGTGTCATCTTCTAATTCATACAATGACAACTCACTCCAATCAATAAAGTCAGGCATGACTGATTTCAATTTATTATATTGATCTACAGTTATTGCCTCAAATGGAGCCTGTTGATACACATGGTCTTCCTTAGGAAGAAATGAAATTCCAGACACCATATCCCAATTGTTGTATACCCACTGACCAATAGACAGAAACTCATTGTCAGTATAGGATACAGTTATAGATGGCTTATGGTCACAATATAATGTCTGCCATTCCATCCACCAGTCTAGGTGGTGTTGTGCTGTGAGGGTGTCTTGAGTAATGCAATCCTTTGGTGACTTGATTGGGAACGAGAAGACAATGGTGCTGTCTGGTCTCATGACACACGGCTCCCAAGGGACACCGCTATTCTTCATCAATGCGCCAATAGGATCCTTGGCATCCAGCCTAACTCGTCTGATATAGTATTCAGAGTATCTTGGATGCATACCGGAAGAACACCCAGCAACACAGGAGGTAGTGCCTTCAGGCTTGACGCAAGTGATGCTAGCACTTGGATTGATACCTAGGAACTCTGCCCAATCACGGTTGACATCATGAGCCAACTTCTTCATTTCCTTGAGGATATGCAGGTCTTTGCGGAAGATCTTGGCATCCATGATGCCAGTAACCGACACCCCAAGAAGACGCTCCTCAACACAGTTTTGCGTGAAGGTGTGATCACCTCGTTCTTCAAAGAAAGAGAAGTTTACAAGGCTGCTTTGAAGGGTTCCCAAAATGGTAGCCAATCTTATCTTATCTAATATGTCCTGTTTTGAGTCATCTGGAAGGGCAACAACGGTAGATAAATTGCAGAATTGCTTGGATCTCAGGATGATTTCCGAGCATGGATTGGTGCCAAACTTGTGTCCTTCTACCCTACGCCCCGCTTTTCTAGCAATGGTTTCCATAGCCTTTCGGTTACAGATACCACGCTCACCTGAGTGGGAGTCGTATAAGGAACCCCACTCCTGCATGAACTCGCCAAGCGATGGCTTGGATTCATAAACTGCGGAGTTATTGGACAGGCTTCTATGACCTGAAGTTTCCCACCAAGCACCTGACTTGCACAATGCCATCTCTCTATCGCTTAGATCTGACAATGAGATTAGTGCAGACCTGCGAACCCCACCGCAAATTACAATCTCTGCAATCTGACAGATGAGGTCATGGACTTCAATAGGCTTGAGCCTTCGACCCTTAGCCTTGTTGAACATGTTGCTGGTGAATCGGATCAGCCGTTCCAAAGGCTCAGGTCCAGACGCCCTGCCTCCAAAGGTCTTGAGCCTTGCTCCTGCTGGGCGAACCTTGCTGAGGTCAACAAAAGGATGATGACCAGAATACAAACTGTGAATAAACTTATGGAATGCATCTGCCCATCCAGCCCTTGAATCCCCAACAACAATAACATCATCAGTCTTTCTGATTTCAGAAGGAACCTCAGGCAACTTATTGACAAACTGCGACTCGCAGGAAAACCCAACACCAGTGCCACACATTAGAATATACATGATGTTTCTGAAGTCTGATGGTCTTTCCACTGCTACATATGAACAGTTGTATGCTGACACATCATCGACATCAAGTGCTGGACCTGCGGTCATGAGTGCCCGCATAGACCCAAACACCTCACGGGAATGCATGTTGAATCGGCATGCATTGATTTCAGCAAGGCGATCTGGATCAGTGATATTGAACCTGTCAATAAGATAATTGATATATCTATCTACTGCTTCTGTCCAAGACTCTCGCCTGTTCTTCTCAGGCATCCACCTACAGTACCGGGAAATGGCAACAAAATCCTCAAAAATTCTACTCATTGTGTTATACTCCAGTTGAACCAAAACCGCCAGATCCCCGCACAGTCTCCGACAACTCATCAACAATATTAATTTTAGGGGAGATATACGGAACAATTAACAATTGTGCAACCCGATCTCCCCTGTTAATGGTGCTGCCAATGGGGTTATTATTTTTCATGTGAAGGATTATTTCACCTCTATAATCACTGTCAATGATTCCAATTGTGTTGATAAGGGAAAATCCCTTGCGACCAGTGCTTGACCGTGGGCACAAGAGCCCAAAGTGTTCATCCGGGATCTCCACACAAACACCAGTATTGATGATTGCGGTGGATCCACCCGGCACAAACACATTCTCAAGAGCGTATAGATCATATCCAGCAGACTTTGGGGTGCCCTTTGTTGGCACAAACTCAGAATCTTTAACAGTCATTTTCATTTTAATATTCTCCGATTGCTATAAACAAGGTTATAGGGACTGAGGAGACCATAGTTTGATCTCTTTGGTTCCTTTATTGTAGTCACCATCCCTAAGAATACGGACACATCTGGCTTGAGCCAGCGCAAATTGGCTTTTATCTAGGCTAGGACGCCTGTTCTCAGGTCGCCTATCCCAGTCTTCTTCTTCATACATCTTTAAGATTGTCTGCTCCCACTCTTCTCTTGGGGCATTGTCCAATACTTTATTGGCTTTAGCAGGACCAACCTTCCACAAACCCCATATGTTGTCTGTGGTATCTCCAGTCATCCACTGCTGGTAGAAGAATCTATCTGCATCCTCATCAGACACAAGCACCGGCTCCTCTTCCTTGTCCGGGTTCCAATGCCAGCCCGGCACCTGACGGAGATCCTTGTCTACCGTCACGCCAATAGCCTTGCCTGATGACACCATCATGCCGATGAGATCATCTGCCTCAAGTCGATTGACACATCTTGTTGAGGTGGACTCAAGGGATGACTCCATTTGATTCCACATCAACTCAATGGCATACTCCATGCAGTCAGGAGACTTTGCCCCTTCTCTATGGAGTTTGTATGATGCCCAGAAGTCACGGCGAAA